TTCATAAAACCATCATATATACTCTGAGATCATCTGTCAAATAATTTATTTTTCAGATGAATATTACAGAGAATCTCTCTAACATTTCCTATCTTAAAAAAAGCAAAAAAGCAAAAGCAAAAAAAGCAAAAGCAAAAACAAAAAGCATGGTTAAACAAAAAAATAGAACAACATTCAAAGACCTTTGACAATCGCCCTAACCAGCAACATGCGACAAGCGCATCCAAACAACTAACAAAGCCGGCAACCTTCGCAATGACCACCATTAACCATTCCTGAGACACCACCAAGAAGCCGGGCCTTAACGAGGTCGCAATAATGCTTCGTTCGGAATTTGGACAAAGCGGGCGGGCTGGGCTCTTTATAAAAGGGATGATTGTGATATCTTCTCTATGGCCAGACATAACATTCCTGATAGCTCTCTCTCTCTCTCTCGCTCTCATCCCTTCCCTCCCTCCCTCCCTCCCTCTCATGCCGCTCATTGAGAATATGGTGGGTTTTGGTGGCATTAGAAAAACTGATGAGATTTGTGTTAACCCCTGTTCCCCCATAGATCCAAGCATTATCCCCCTTTTGCTTTCATGGCGCTCATATACCATTTCATTTGACATATCGGATGGATTGAGGTATAATGTAACCATAATTAAACAAGTTCATTGACATAACATACATCATATATGTATGGCACAGACAGGGAAGCAACGCCCGGACACAGGTCATGCTGTGATGGAGTGAAAGTACCACTGTGCGAATAGGAAGGTTATAGGCATACATGGACCTTGCCACAACGAGTTATACTCGTGAAGGGTGGGAACATGAAAGCAATAATAACAGACGAGGGCAGGATATCAGGTATCACGGTTAATCAGGCATTTCAGGTAGCATTGAATGATGGTACTAATCCGCAGATATCACCCGAGATTGATTTCACAGGTATGCCAGTTGAGGTCATGGCTAAGCTTGCATTTGATGCATTGAAGGTACGGGGCAGGGGCAGCATGAGAGGCATGAAAGAAGCCGAGTTGAAAAAGGTATATTCAGGGAAGATATCATGGCGGGTAATGTATAGTAAGGCCGGTGCGATAAGACAACAGGCTGAGGTATCATTATCAGATGATGAAATCACAGCACAGATTGAAGAACTTAAAGAACAACAGGAGAAAAGGGAAGCATCAAGAATAGCAGTAGAAGCAATTAATGAAGTTGATGCAATGGAATCAGAAGAATCATAACATAACAGGCAAGGTCCAGATATGCTTATAACAATAACATTGAAGGGAGGTGAAGATATAATGGCAAAGGTAAATCAGACCGTAACTTGCCCTATATGCGGCAGACAGACACGCATAAGACTCTTTGAGTTTACGCTTACGTATTGTGAACATTGTGGAAGTACTTATGGCTGTAAGTGTCATGATGCAGAATTAAAGATCTATACAGTAACAGAACATCACACAGAAGAATCAGACTGGTAATTATAACCGCCATGATGATCTTCGTTCGTGATCCGAACAAACTGCGGGTATGGGCAGATGAAAGCAGATGATGGCAGTGTGTTATTTATGTTATTAATGTTATGTATATTACCATTGTTATACATATTATACAAGTTATTGGGGGGGGGGTGTGTATCTAATGTATGCGAACGAAGATGAGTTAGAGAGATTGAGAGAGATGATTTAGTCCTTTTTCATCCTTCTTTCTTATATATTTTTTTTTATAGGTAAAGAGCTAATCTTCTTCTCTCTTCTTATACTATCTTCTCTACACCCTTCTACACACTCTATGTTCGTATAATATAGAGGACAGGGGGGGTAGGAATAACATGTATAACTTGTATAATAGATATAACACAGGGAACAATCTGAACACAGGGAACACAGGGAACATTGTTATTGTGTTATTGGAGAGGTGTTTGCTTGTTGACAGACGGTTTCAGATATGATATAATGGATTTATAATGAGTGTTAGATAGGAATATAAAGGGAGGATATAAAGATGAGTCATATAATTAAACTTGGAGCACAGGCAATCACGGATGATATGATGATAAATGTTGAGAAGGATAAGAGAGTGCAATCATTAGCATGGCACGCAGGCTTTTATGCTGGGTTGTTTGAGGCAGGTATGCTGACTAATGATGAGTTAGATGAGTTAACCAATGAGTTGAGATAAGGGAGGACAGAATGGAGAGTAAGAACAAGACAGATGATAAGACCTTTGTGGCTAACATCAGATGTAATATCAAGCATATAGCCGCCATCGCAAGTTATTTAAACAGTCGAGGTGTGTTTGTTGAGACCAAGAGCAGAGTGGCATCTGAGGCCATTAAGATCTTAGCATATGGAGTACCACAGAAGGTTGATACTCTTCTTGATGCTGTCAGGATATTGAAAGACCTGGGATATGATGAGAGTCTTGATAAGAGCAGTAAATACTATGGGGCGTTGACTAAGGGTATAACTATTGAGATGGAAACAGAGACCATAACGGAGATAACACAGAGACTTGTAGATGAAGATCGTAAGAAGGGTCAGCCTGCCACAGTATCTATGGGAGATAGAAAACTCATGGAGAGTTCTCTGGATATGGTTGATAATGATGAGAAGTCAGATCCATCTGAACCTCTGGATATGCCAAGTAATGAAGAGGCAAGATCAGCCTTTGGAGACATGAGTGGAGCACCAGTGGAAGATGAGGGTGAGAGATAATGATAACTATGTTCGATTTTCGGACGAAGATAAACGGATTCTTTTAAGATATGGAAGGAGAAAATTATGACAAGAGATCAAGACATTGGAGGCTTTAAACATTGGCTGATAGATATGCAGAAGGAACAGAATAATCTTAAATGGAAGACTTGTTGGAGAGATATTATTGAAGATATTCTCGGAGGGTTTTTGCTCTTTCTGGTCATACTCATCTTATGTATGCTGGGAGGAGTATTGATATGAGCACGATTAAAGAGATTATCATGGAACGGGAAGATATGTCTGAGGATGATGCAGATCTTCTTATTGCCGATGCCAAAGCAGACCTTCACCTTAGGTTAGCCACAGAAAGATCTGTTGAAGATATCTGTGATGAATGGTTTGGACTGGAAGAAGATTATTTAGAGCAACTAATATAAGGAGGATTATGAAAAAGCGTAAACAGAGGACATCAGAAGAACAAAGAGCACTTGAAGCAGCATTACAAGCACTTCCGAGATGTGCTAGATGCAATCAGATGTTGACATCTCATGCTGATAGATCAAAACCATCTGAGTTGGTAGAATACATGGGTATTCATTGGACACCTAAGCATCCTCAGTATATGTGGATGTATCCTTCTGCAGAATTAGAGCTACTCTGTCCTTATTGTCAGAGTAGACTTAATCCACCAAAGGCAGGAAAGGAGGGATTAAAGATATGATAATTGAAAAGAAGATAAAGATGATACTTCCATCTGAGCATCTTGGAACACTTATTGCATCTGAGGACGCCAAGACACAGACTCAGGTGCTTAAGGGGATGGCAAGTAGACAGCTTATGAACTGTATTGGTCATAATCAGCCCATTATTAATCTTGCTACTTTACTTGATCATGAAACAGTTCTGTGGATTGCCAGACTTTATAAGGAACTTGTAAAGAAGGAGAGAATACCTAAAACTGTTGATAGAGAGATTCATTCATGAGAAAGATTCATGAGAAAGATTTATAACTACGTTCGTTTTTCGTACAAAGATGGAGGTTGTTCTTATGACAAAGATTCTAGGAAAATACTTTAGTGAGGAATGTCAAGCATGGGTAACAGTCTATGCACCAGTTAAAAGAAGACCTAAACAACTCACACATCTGAGAAATGCTCATAGAATGAAGGGTGCTGAGAAACCTAACAGACTTGAAGATAATATCAGTACTGAGGAGAAACTCAGAATGGAAGCAACTGTATTCTTAGCAGAAAAGAAAGAGGGAGGTGAGTCAACGTGATAAGACGTAAGAAAGGTCAACGCAAGACATCTCGTAAATCAATACTATTCTTATATAGAGGAGTGAACTATGATAAACTCAGGAATACTGAAAGATCAAGAGACAGAAACATTGAAAGATCGAATGAAGAACCTTCATCAAGTAATCTTAGAGAAACGAACTAGGATCAACAAGCATAGGCAGCTTGTAGTACAGATGGAGACCAACTGTGGAGAGCTTGCCCGTGAGTATGAGCGGATTGACAGGGTTCTGTTTATCCGAGCTGGTAAGATCAACATTATCAAGAATCGTATTACAAAGATGAAGGATAAGAAGAAAGACATAAGCGCTCTGTCAGATGTTGAGGCAGATGAACTCCTTAAGCAACTCTTAGATATAAGAGCAAAGAGGGCGGAAGAGACTGAAGGTAAGAAATAGATGACTTATGAAGAAGCTATTGACAGAGCAATCATCTACAAAAACACACTGAAAAAAATAATGTTTGACAGATGGTTTGAGAGTATGTATATTGGGGATAAATGGGAAATGACACCATTATCTTTTAACAACTGAATACTAACAAGAGGAGGAATTATGACAGAAGAAGACGAAATTGAAGAAGTAACTAATGATGAAGAAGTAACTCCTGTGGCAGGTTTTACTAACGTATGCACTATGAACAATCAGGCTCCTGATAAGATAGGTTCTATTCAGGTTGTGGCCAGAAAAGACGGCAAGGAAGCAATCGTATTCTATGATTATGGAGATAATCTGGCGGATATGGTTGAGTTGTTTGGGGCTGACGTGGTCTTCACTAATGCTCGTAGCAAGATGAAAATCGGACTTCAAGCAGGTCTCAGATCATATCTTAAATCTGGGGGTGATATTGAAGCACTCATGGGTAAGTACAAACCTGGTGTTGCACTAGAGAAAATTCCTGCTGACATGGGTAAAGCAACTGAGACATATTTCTCTGGCCTTGATGAGAATGAACAGGATGCTATGATAGCCCGTCTTATGGAACGTAAGAATGCCTAAAGATTAACATGATCAGGCACAAAACAGAAGCGGAAAGAGATAGGGAAAATGATATACTCTTTCCGCTTCTTTTTGGCTTATAATGGAGACATTTGTCAAGAGGAGGAACTTATGGCTAAAAAGATGGACAAAGAAAGATGGACAGATAGAAGAGATAATTCAAAGCTTCTGTTAGATGGTATAATAAGAGATCTAACAAGAATGAGAAATTCAAATGTTCTAGTTGGAGCAGAATATCATCGCTGTAACGTACTAATGATTAGTATTAAAGATGATCTGCTCACAAACTGGGATGAAAGAAGTAAAGTGTCAGAAGTAAGGTTTACTGAGAAAGGAGAAGATAATGAGTAAGCGATCAGGAATACAATTATTCTATCCTTTTGAGGAACGCCGTCTATGTGAGCCTAAATTTGGATGGACTTGGCCTGTGATAGTTCAAGCTAAACTTGATGGTGAGCGTTGTCGAGCAGTTATGACTTCTGCTGGATATAAACTATTATCATCTACATGTAATGAAATTATATCAGTTCCACATATTAATAAGTTTGCTAGTTCTTCTTTTAATCATCTTTCATTTGAAGAATTAGATGGTGAACTCTATCTTCATGGTAAGACTTTTGAAGAGATACATTCAATAGTCAGTAGAACTACTAATATGCATGAGCTATCTGAAACAATGGAGTATCATATATTTGACTATATATCGGATGAACCTCAGCTTAAGAGAACCACAAAACTCTCAGAGTTATCTATTCCAGAAGATAGTCCAATTAAGATAGTTCCATCCTTTGTAGCTCATAATATGGAAGAACTTATGGAGATTTACAAAAAGCTAATAGATACTGGCTATGAGGGTATAATTATAAGACACATGAGAGCTGGTTATGCTCGTAAACGTTCTCGTTTTGGTATGAAGTTCAAGCCTAAGAAAGATGATTTCTATAAGATAATGGAACCTCTTCAGGCTTTTAGTACTCATAGTACGCCGCTTGGTATGCTGGGTGCGCTGAGATGTTGTGGTTCTGATGATACACTTTTTAAGATTGGAGCAGGAAGACTCACGCATGAGGAGAGAAGAGAGCTTTGGAAAGACAGGCATCTCCTTCCTGACAAGTATGCCCATGTTCAGTATCAGAATATAACATCAGGTGGAGTACCTAGGTTTGGCCTTTGTATGGAGATTGTAGAGAAGAATCCAGAAGAGATAGAAAGTGAGGGAATATTATGACTATGTCCGAAAAACGAACGAAGGAGGTGGGAATCTTATGCCGAAGCCGACTGTTTATATAACTAACAAATCCGTACACGACTTTTCGGCTGCGAAAGCATTTGGCAAGCTGGTATATTTGTCAGAGAACTCTGTTGATAGATTTAATACAAGTAGAATCTACAGGATGTTTTATCCAGTGCTCAGGAAGAGTAAGAAGAATGATTATATTCTTGTAACAGGGCTGACTATTATGAACTTGATAGCAGCATTTATCTTTGCCCTTAAGCACAGACGGTTGAATCTGTTGTTGTTTAAGACTTATAAGGGAAAGAAGGAATATATAGAGAGAATTCTTATTGGAGACAAGGAGGAGCTATGAGAGTAAAAGATATTATAAAACTAATTGAAGAGAGAATAGGTTTTGCAGAAAATACCATAAAAGTATATAATGATAGAAAGGTAGTACTACAAAGTCTATTAGACGTAATAAAAGAAGAGAAGAATAAGGAGGAATCTAAAGATGGACGATCCAGTAACTAAGATTATTATAGGTAAAGAAAAGGCTCCTCCTGAGCCGCCACTAACCCAATACCAGGAGGATAATAAAGCAGAGTTAACACTTCTGGCAATTCTCAGGGGTAAATCAGCAGGCTTTCAGCGAGATAAATGTAATGAAATTGGTGTCTCATGGGATGAGTATCTGAGACTTAAACGTAAATGGAAGAGGGTTCTGGAAAGGGAGGAGAGCTAATGACAGTACAAGAAATCAATGGTAATCATGGACCTAAAAAGACTAAGCTAAATATTAATCCAAATGAGCTTCCTATTTATAAGTGCTCTAATTGTAGTGGAGAAGCATTTATTAATGGAGTTGAGTTGAGAATTCTATCAGAGATTATCTCACCTTCAGGAAAAAGAGAAGTTATTCAAGGTCCAGTGCTTGTGTGTAGTTTGTGTGGTAGGAGAGTTCTACAGGAAGATTTACATTAAGATTTTTTAAAGGAGGTATAAATATGAGAGATAAAGAAACGATAGAAAGATGGATAAAAGAGACTAAGGCTATTATTAAAGAAAATGTTGAGGATAGTGTTCAGTATGAGAATGATTATGAAGAAAATCAAAAGACTCTTAATGATGATCTTAAAAGACTAAAAGAAGAAATTCCTTTTGAGAATTCTCTCAGAGGAATAATTCAGGCTCATGAGACAGAAACCTTTGCTAATATTGATAATATAATGCATACTCTGTATGAGCAGACTGGCAAGGGTTATAAGGTAACGATAGAGGAGAAAGAGGAAGAAGAAAGAGATTCTTCTATAAATAGTTTAGAAAAATCTATGAAAAAGGATGAATCAAGAAATGGTCATGATTGGAATAATCTGGAACTTAAAGCCCTTAATGAAAGTCTTCTTAATTTTATTGATCTTATGGCAGTAAAACATAGAAGAACATCACTAACTATATCATATAAGATACAAACCTTTATTAATGATATAATTATAGCGGGAGGTTCTTAATGCCATACTATAACAAAGATCTCTCCTATCCTGTGCCGCCCGCACCTTCTTGGGAAATCCAGGATGCATCAAAGGTAAAGACGGCTATGGAATGTTGGAGAAAATATTTTTTCGAGTATGTCCTTGGCTGGCGACCTGCCAGTGCTAACATTCATCTGATATTTGGCTCAGCATGGCATGAAGCTTTGGCTATGTTATATCTGTCAGATTTCTCAGTTGAAAGTGTTCAAAAAGCTTATTATAAGGGCTTTCTCCCATACTATCGAGCTCACTTTGATGAGTCTGATGATGAGATATATTCACCAAAGATACCTTCAAGAGCTTTTGTGGCCCTCGCAGCTTACGCAAACAGACATAAAGATGAAGAACGTGATTATAAGATTCTCTCTCATAATGGAGTTCCTATGGTTGAGATAGGTGGAACTATCAACCTGTCCGAAGATCGTGTTGTTACCTTTAAGATGGATACTATTATGGAAGGACCTCATGGAATCATCTCACGTGAGCACAAAACAGGTAGTTCAACATGGAACTGGAATCTTCAATGGTATCTGTCACCTCAGGTTGGTACATATTCTCACGTACTTTATTGTCTGTATGAGGAGAGAGACGTTCGTGGTGTAATAGTTGACGGAACGTTCTTTAAGAAGACTAAAGATGATGCTAAGAAAGACTTAAAAGATCCTTTCAGGCACTTTGACTTTATGGAAGTTCCAGTTTATAAATCACCTAGCAATATGAATGCTTGGCTGAATACTATGCTCTGGTGGCTTGATATGATTGAATGGAACTTTAACCTATTGGCTGAGTGTTCAGCAGAAGATAATATCATGAAAGCCTTTCCAATGAATCCTACAGGTTGTACTAACTGGAGTGGTTGTCCTTATCATGATCTTTGTATGGCTTGGGCTAACCCACTTAAGCATGTTGAGAGGCCCCCGATAGGCTTTCAGATTGAACATTGGAATCCTCTGGCAGAAGAGCCGAGAGTTATGCTTAATAAACTATAAGGGAGGTGATAAAGATTAGCACATTACTATCAATAAAGAAACATGCAGCAGAGATCAAAAAGATGTATGATGAAGATCCCCGCAATCTTACCTTTAACGCCATAGTTCACGGGCCTATTAAGACTGGTAAGACCTCTCTACTCAGAACCTGTCCAAAGCCAATTTTTGTTCATAGCTTTGATCCAGGTGGAACACTGGTTCTCAGGGATATGATAGACAAAGGTGAAGTCTTGGTTGATACAAGGTTTGAGAAGGAAGATCCTTTTGCACCTAAGGCTTGTAGGCTCTGGGAGGATGAGTTCAATTATCTCTATCGTAAGGACTTCTTCTCTCATGTAGGTACATTTGCGATTGATTCTATGACTACATGGGCACAGGTTGTGATGTATGAGGTAATCAGACGGGCTGCAAAGGTTAAGAAAGATCGAGAGGTTGGAGGAGCTCCTCAGGAAAATGACTGGCTTCCACAGATGGCATTTATAGAAAATTATATGAGGAAATTCTTATCCTTGCCATGTAACTGTGTCTTGCTGGGACATTCTGATCAGCCTAAGGATCGTGAAGGTAATGCAGTTGGAGATCTTGGGATTATGATAACGGGTAAGCTGAGGGAGAGAATTCCTGCTCTTTTCAGTGAGATTTATTATCTCAGAATCAAGGATTACAAAGCTGAAACACGAGAATTACTAACAAAACCTGTCTATGGAATTCAGGCAGGTTCAAGATTGGGGAGAGGAGGAAAACTAAATAAGGAAGAGCCACCTGACATAAAAGCTATTATGAAAAAGTGTGGACTTGATACAACAGATAAGCCGTTGTTTAAGGATCTTAAAGAGGAGGTGAAAGAATGATAGAACAAAAAGGAAAATGTATAGAAGCAAATTGTCAGATACCTGAGATACTTAGTAAGGGTAGAGATAGAGTAAATGATCTAGATAATATTGTAGGTGTTTTGGAGGACCGTCTAAATAATCTTCTAACAGAAGCTTTTCCAGAACCAGAGGAAGTTGATAAGAAAATTTCACAACCTTTGGTAATTGTGGCTACTGACATAAAAGATATAGTAGAAACTGTTAGACTTAATACAGCCAGAATACAGTCAATAATTAACCGATTAGAAAACTAATCAACAAAGAAAGGGAGGATCAACATGGGAGAAAGTTTTTTAGATTTTACAGATGGAGAAGAAGATTTGGATGGTGCTGTTGAACCACAGGCAGCTGAGGATGGAGAATATACGCTTAAGCTCGTTGACTGGCAGACAGATAAGAAAGGTTCTGTTCTAAGAAAGGACAAGAATGATGATCCTTATGTTATGCCACTGTTTGAGATCATTGAGTGTGAAGAAGCAGCATTTGCAAAGAGCTTCTCACAGTTCCTGCGTATTCCTCATGATGGTCTTAACGCAAAGGACAAGAATGCGGCTAAATGGGACCTGAAAGCGTTTTTTACATGCTTTGGGATTGACTATACTCAGCGGGTTACT